TAGTTACACTAATGCCGCTGTAACCCGATATTCCTGAATAACCACTGGTTCCATTTGATCCACTGTATCCACTAATTCCGCTGTAGCCAGAAATACCTGATCCGCTGTAGCCAGAGATACCAGAACCGCTGTAGCCAGAGATACCAGAAGCTCCGTTAGTGCCATTAGTACCACTGTAACCAGAAATACCGCTGTAACCAGAAGCGCCTGTGGAACCGGAAGCTCCATATCCACTGTAACCAGAAATGCCGCTGTAACCAGAAATGCCGCTGTATCCGCTAGTACCGCTGTATCCGCTAGTACCGCTGTATCCGCTAGTACCGCTGTATCCGCTAGTACCGTTAGTTCCTGTACCGCCACTATAGCCACTATATCCACTATAGCCAGAAATACCTGAGCCACTATAGCCGGAAATACCCGCTAAAGATGTGATTACCCCGATGTCGTTTTTATAAAACAACTTACCATCGGCAACGTTGATTGCCAATTCCCCGGTAGCAAGGCTAGGTGGTTCCGCAGCGGGCGTTGCGCTGGAGTATAGTTGTATGGGTGTATAGCCGCTTTGTGCCATTTTTTATTCCTTGTATAGGTGCTCTAGTACTTCTTTTGGTTTTACAAACCGATCGTTTTTGTGTTCTACAAATTCCCACCATAGGAATTGGTTTTCAACTAAGTTCGACCGATCTTTTAATAGGTTAATGTTTTCAGGGTGTCCAAATATCAATGGGTCAGATACAGACCATAGGACAACCCCTTGTTTTCCTTCGTCCCAGCCTAAGTGCTGGAAAAAGCTATCACAAGAAATCCAAGTGCGGCATTCTTGTAGTAACTTTCGTAATTCGCTAATTGGTAGATTCTTTCTAAAATCTTCTACCAATTGCACTTCACCCTCAATTCCAACTTGGATAACTGGCTCTTTAATTTGTGCAATGAGCTCTTTCCAATATGGATAGTTTTTTGGGTTTTGATTCCCGTTAAGTAGCTTTTTAGCGTATGGAGATATGATAATCATAAGTACAACTTCCTAAACGCGTTTTCTAAACTGTCTTTCCACTTCCAGCGATCCATTTGCATATACACATTGAATTTATCAATGTTGCCAAACAGGTGCTGCGCTTCTGCAATCGATCTACCTGGCACTATTTCTGGATAGCAACTAAATACCACAGGGTTTCTAATTTCTGGCAAGATCCTGCTAAATACTAGATGATCGCCAAGACCACAATTTAACACCACAATAGTCTGAGCTCTATGACCTAAAACGTTTCTAAAGATCTGTTCATCATGCTGGTACATCTCTTGCTTTGTCTCGCTGCGAATCCCACCTTCAGGGTTTCTTAAATGCCAAGTTACTGCATTGGGTACTACTAAAATCCGATAGCCTTTTTGATGCAGGCCATACGTAAACAATGTCTCTTCTCGGTGTGCTACCCTTGAAAGGCCAGTATTATAATCATGCACCCGAGCACGATACAAGAAAGTGCAATGTAAATGTTCAACTTCCCTTACCTCCTCAATGGCGCCCCATTGAATATTAGGCTCACTGTCAATCTTATCTATGCGCCCAGTTGCGTTGTTTTTAACGTAGTTTGGTGGTGTTAATACTGAACCACCAACTGCGCCTACATCATCTCTTGCATACTTTACTAAATTCTCAAGCACGTTGGGTTCTGGTATTGCATCATCATCAACGCGCCACACCCACTCATAATTCATTTGGTTTGCCATTTGGTGAATGTGATGCTGACCTTTTTTCTCAGCATACTGCCACTCCCACGCAATACCTTTAATGTCTAACATCTGAAAAAAGTACTGGTAAAACATCTCTTTTCGCATGTCTTGCGGTTCATCATTATCATCAAAAATGACCAGCTTATCCACTGGTCGTGTTTGATTGATAATGGCGTTTAATACTAGGGGCAAGGTTGTAAAGTACCTGCCCCGTGTTGCCACGGAGCAAAGAACTTTATTCACTAGCAGTCCACCTGCAAATCATTAAGTTACAAGGATTTGATTCATCAATCTTTTGCGGTGTATCCGTAATAGCGCCGTGCTCGTTGATGTAGTTAAACTCAAAGCCTGGGAAGTTACTCTCATTTAGCCAATGCAATTTATGATGCGGTCCCCAGAATCCAGGTGGCTCATTCATCGGCACGGTAATAAGCAATCGCTTGCAGTGCTTCTTTAACTTCTCAACGATTTCCATTCCAGTGTCAAGGTGTTCAATTACCTCAAACGCTACAATCGTGTCGTACTGCTCTAGCTCGTAGGTGTTAATGTCACACCACTCAAACTTGGCGTTGTATCCCCAATCTTGTTCTTTAGCTACTTCTACAATAATTGGATCATAATCTACGCCGGTGTATTCAATGTCTTTGGGGAAGAACTGGATCCCGTAGCCATCAGAACAACCAATCTCTAAAATCTTTTTACCTAGCAGGTTATTTGCTGCCCAGGTGTATCTGGTTACTTCACGCGGGTATACTGGGTCACCTTTGAGAAATACTGCTCTTTCCCAGAAGTTTGACAATCTCCAGCGATACCATTCTCTGTTATATTTTTTGGCTAACTTCAATGAGTTAATCAAGAATATGTTATCCCACCCTTGTACCAAGCTGGCGTCGTGCATAGTGCCTTCGCCCTTGTGGTAGATCGGAAATCCACCGGTATATTGCTCACCGTTCCACAGCTTCTCAAATACCTCTAGGACCTTAAATCCGGCGTTCTCAGCCTCGATACAGAACTCGGTGTCCTCACCCCCGCCAACGCCGTATTCTTCGTTCAGGAGCCCGATTTTATCGAATACCTTCTTGTGTACCATGACACAGAAAAACACGCCAAAGAACCGGTTAGCTGGTTCTGAATGCCCTTTTATGATGCAACTAATTCCGCAATCTGGATCAGAGAAAGGCTTGTCTAATATTTCTAGCCACTGGTTCTGGGGTTGATCCAGTAGCAACGTGTCGTTATTTAACAACACAATCTTGTCTGCCGTGGCCTCTTTAATGGCTACGTTGTTTGCCTTTGAGTAACCAAGCGCCGCATCGTTCCAAATTACCTTTAGATTTACCACTGCAGTTGCTAGATAATCTAGGTATGCTTTGGTGTTATCTGTACAACCATTGGCAGAGATAATAAGCTCTACATTGCCCATATCTGTGTGCTTTAGCACCGAGTCTACACAAGGCTTTAAATACTTTTCACAATGGTTATACGTTGGTATAACGATACTATATTTCATGTTTTCCTCAAAGGTTTATACAAACCTAAATTATACTACAGATTATGCCCAGTTACCTATGCTATTTACAGTATTAATACCTACAGCAACAATTCTAAAATATGAACCAGGTTGAACAACTGCAGCATTGGCTGTAGATAGAGCAAATGAAGGAATGATTGTGCCGCCAGTACCAATAACTATTTTACCTTTAATGTATGCGTATCCAGTAGTAGTTGTATTAGCAGCGCTGATTAAAGTAACCGCAGTGGCCACAGTACCCACAGTAGTGTTTGATGCCGTTTGTACTGTGGTGGCGGTTTTATTAGCTGTTGCTATATAAAGAACAGATGAGTAAGTAGCACTGCCACCTAATCCAAACGCAAATGTTCCTGAAGTAGAAGACATAGTTGTCAAGTTAAATAAACACTCAAAGAAATAAGTCGTACTTCCAGCAACGGTTAATGCACCACCAGAAGGAGTGTTAAACATCTGTTTAAGGGTGTTTGCTGTACCTGCGGGAGTTGTGTAGATGGCAGTTAAAGTAATAAATTGTTCAGCGTTTACAACACCTCTTTGTGAGGCTTCGCCGTCCATATAAAATACTTTGCCGCCGTACTCAATAGCGCCCGCTGCGGCAGTAGTTAAGTTAGTGCCTGAAGTTAACAGTATAGGAGCTGCTGTTGCTGTACCCGCGGTTGGGGTAAATGTGCCAGTACCACTAATAACAGAAGCACCGTTATAGTTTATTATGCTGTCGTATCCAGTACCGACAGACAAAACGTTTGAGGTTCCTGTTCCTGTTGTTTTATTGTCAACTTTAAATGCGTTTAACGTGACACCAGTAGTTGCTGCGCTAGTAGCGACAAATCTATAACCGTTCCATGTGCCCCCAGTTGTTCCACCTGGGGTTAAATCAATTCTGTTTGCACTGGCTTCTACTGCGGCTGCACCACCGATATAAGTAATTGATAATCCGTTTACACCTGCTGTTATATTTGGAAAGCCTGAGTTTGATATGCTGACTATATCGGCAGTTGGAGCAACTGCAGCCGCAACGGCAACTGTAGTGAATGCTGCAGTTGATGGGGTTATTTGCCCAATCTGCATATTATTTATTCTATTAATACCACCAGAAGGTCCAGTTATAATGCAGCTACCAGCAGCTGGAGCTATAGTCACACCTTGACTAGGGCCTATAGTTACAGTTGAACTGCCACCTCCGTTAAAAATAACTGAATTGTTGGTTCCAGCAAAATTTACGTTTCCAGTTGTTGTTAATGCTGATGCAGTAAACGTTGTCCCATCAAACGTCATGTTGGCAGAGCCAGCGAGCGCCCCCGCGTTGTTATATTGGACTTGAGTTGTTGCACCACCAGCTGTAGTACCACCACTGTAACCAGAGATACCGCTGTAGCCAGAGATACCGCTGTAGCCAGAGATACCACTGTAGCCGCTTATGCCAGAATATCCTGAATATCCAGACACACCAGAACCAGAGTAACCAGAGTAACCAGAGTAACCAGACACACCAGAACCAGAGTAACCAGACACACCAGAACCAGAGTAGCCAGAAATACCTGAGTAGCCTGAGTAACCAGAATAACCAGAATAACCAGAGAATCCAGAAATGCCTGATTGACCAGTTAAGTCAATGCTCCAAGATGCAATAGTTCCAGAACCACCGGTTGTATCTACGTTAACTGTTAAGTTGGTTGTAGCATACGCAGTGATAATACCTTCCATAAAGTTGGTAGGAGAAGCCGTGCTTGATACACGAACCCTGTCACCAACAGAATATGCGTTTGTTCCTGCTGTTTGGTTAACAACAAATACCTTAGATGCAATGGAAATTGTAGTAGAGGTTGCAGATGTTAATCCAGCGTAACCTAGACCACTGTAGCCTGAGTAACCAGAGATACCGCTGTAACCAGAATAACCAGAAATACCGCTGTAACCTGAGTAACCAGAAATACCTGAACCTGAGTAACCAGAAATACCGGAACCACTGTAGCCAGATAAACCTGACTGGCCTGTAATATCAATACCCCAAGAAGCAATAGTACCTGCGCCACCAATTAAGTCTACGTTTACCGTCAGTGACGTTGTGGTGTAGGCGGTGATGATACCTTCCATAAAGTTGGTAGGAGATGCTGTGCTTGATACACGCACCCGGCTACCAGAGGAATAGGCGTTAGTACCAGCTGATTGGTTTACTGTAAATACTTTAGAAGCAATAGAGATTGTGGTGGATGTTGTGGATGTTAATCCAGCGTAACCTAGACCACTGTAGCCTGAGTAACCAGAGATACCGCTGTAACCAGAGTAACCAGAAATACCGCTGTAACCTGAGTAACCAGATAAACCTAATCCACTGTAACCTGAGTAACCAGAAATACCTGAACCACTGTAACCAGAAATACCTGAACCACTGTAACCAGAAATACCTGAACCACTGTAACCAGAAATACCGCTGTAACCAGAATACCCAGATAAACCTAATCCACTGTAACCTGAGTAACCAGAAAAACCAGATGTACCGCTAAAGCCAGATACACCCGAAACAAGTGCTAAGAATAATGGATGTGCGTTTGCAAATCCAGTTGTTCCTGTGCCGGCAGAAGAAATTAATGTTACTGGGTAATTCCAGTAGCTAGTTGATGTTCCTGGGTTTGTATTGGTTGGTGTGCCATTGATTTGCCAAATTTGATAGTTTGAGCTAACGTTTTGGTCTTGAATGATAAAACGTTCACCAACGGTCAACAAAGCTAAAAATATATCAACATCAGAAGGAGTGCCATTATCAGTTAAATGGCTAACACTAACGGATGTTGCGCTAACTTGTGTGGAATTATTCCACAACAAATCGCCGTCACCTGGGTATCCTGTAGTTGCTGTTGTATTAGCAAGGTACAAGAATATGTTAGATGATACACCATTAACACCACTGTAGCCAGATTTACCACTGTAGCCAGATGTGCCACTGTAGCCAGATGCTCCATCAATACCACTGTAGCCAGATGCTCCATCAATACCACTGTAGCCAGATGCTCCATCAATACCACTGTAGCCAGATTTACCACTGTAGCCAGATGTGCCTGTAGCGCCACTGTAACCAGAAAAACCGCTATAACCAGATGCTCCAGCTGCTACGGTTGCGTAAGTAACTTCTTTAGTTGTGGTGTTGTAGTAAATAGCATTTGTAGTAGAACCGGTATCGTTACGAACTGGGGCTACATAAAAACCTGAGTTTGATCCGTCTAATGTGGCAGACTGAGCATTAAGGATAATACTGTTAGCTGGCTGTGATGTTACTCCGGCTTGGTAGCCAATTGCAACAGCGTAGTTACCTTGTGTATCAGAACCCGCGCCAGGTCCAATTGCAGTAGCTCGATAACCTTGTGTGTTGTATCCTGCACCAGATCCAATTGCAACGCTTTCGTAATTTTGTAAGGTTTGGCCTGCATTAATACCAATAGCAATTGCACTATTTTTTTGTTGGTCACTACCTGCGTATTTACCAATTGCTATAGCGTTAGCGGTTTGCGTACCATAACCTGCAAGATTACCAATTGCAATAGCATCAGCACCTTGTGTGTCATAGCCCGCGCTAGAACCAAGTGCTACAGAATTAACATCTTGGCTAATTTGACCTGAATTAGGGCCGATTGCAACTGAGTTAGCGCCTTGTGTGGTTTTACCGGCTTGCCCACCGACTGCTACAGCGTTTGAGCCTTGTGTAGTTTGACCTGCGTAATGACCGATTGCAACAGTGTTGTTGTTTTGAACACTGTTTCCTGCGTAACTACCAATTGCTACGTTGTAAGAGCCTTGTGTAGTAACACCAGCATTATATCCGATTGCCACTGATTCATTTGCTTGTTGATCGTAACCAGCTTGGTTACCAATAGCTACTGAATTTACGTTTTGATACGAGTTACCTGCAGCCTCACCAATGGCAATAGAACTTTGACCTTGTTGAGTTTGTCCTGCTGCATTACCAATTGCTGTAGCATTGTATGATTGTGTATCTTGACCGGCAAAACTACCGACTGCTACAGCGTTTGAGCCTTGTGTAGTTTGACCAGCGCCAAAACCAAATGCCACAGCATAAGAGCTTTGATTTGAATATCCTGCGTTAACACCAACTGCAAGAGCATCATTATCTTGGCTTGTGTATCCTGCGTATGCACCTATTGCTACAGAAGCATTGCCTTGTGTGGTCCTACCAGCTTGATCGCCAATTGCAACTGAACTATCACCTTGTGTGTTGTAACCAGCGCTTGCACCAATTGCAATGCTGCCAGAACCTTGTGTAGTTTGTCCTGCAGTGTTACCAATTGCAACAGAATTAGTACCTTGGTTATTTTGACCTGCGTAATATCCGATTGCGGTAGTGTAGGTACCTTGTGTGTTGTAACCGGCTTGTTGGCCAATTGCAATAGCATTAGCACCTTGTGATGTAAGACCTGCGTCAACACCAAAAGAAATGGCTGCGCTGGAAGTGTCTTTAAGTGCTGCACCAAATTGCAAAACAACTTCTGGAACATATAAATAAGTACCGTTCCAAGTAAATACAGATGATCCACCAAAGGAACCAGCGTTATTAAACTGTATTTCAGTATCAGCACCACCGGGTGTGCCACCGCCGCCACTTGGAGGAGCGTATGTTAACTCTTTAGTTGTTGGATCGTAGTAAACAGCTTGGCTAGTAGAGCCGATGTC